TTCAGCAATTACTGCTACTAACTCCAATAATCAAAATTATAATACAACATGGATTATATTTAATCGAACAGATGTTGCTGGTGTACAAATTGGTTGGAAAGTTTCTGGTGGTAATCTAAAAGGTGGTGCTACTGTTGCTAACATTAGGGATTACTACTACGATAGCAATAAAGTTTACTTGATCTTCTCTGACAGAACGAGACCAGGCACTGCTGGATCTACTACATATACCTTCGAACCAATTGTTGAGGCGGCAATTCCTGGAGAGCAGGTATTCTCATTTACTGCCTCTGGTGGTGGTGAAAGGGATAACCTAGACCTATCAGAACTGAAAGAACTTACCAATACACCAATTGGTGGACGTGGTACATTCCCCAACGGTCCTGATGTTCTGGCGATTAATGCTTACCTAACGTCTGGTAGTGCTATTAACGCAACAATTAACTTACGTTGGGCAGAAGCACAAGCATAAGGAAATAACATGGCACAACCTTCCTCTAGGGCAGAGTTAAAAGACTACGCATTAAGGAGATTAGGTCATCCAGTTCTGGAAGTCAACGTAGATGATGAACAGGTGGAAGATCTAATCGATGATGCTTTGCAACATTTTCATGAACGTCATTTTGATGGCATTGAGAGAATGTTTCTTAAACACAAAATTACTGCTGATGATGTAGAAAGATTTAATGGTTCCGATCAACTTAAAGTTGTTTCAGGTGATGAAGGTACTGTAACATTTACCTTGACATCTGGGGGAACAGGGTATACTAACAATACTGCAGTTGCTACTACTGGTGGTAGTGGTACTGGATTAACATTTAATACTACTACAGATAGTGGTGTTATAACATCTATATTAATTAATGATGATGGTCAAGATTATGCTATTGGAGACACTATTACCATTAGTGGTGGTAACACTGATGCAACTATAGAAGTTAAATCAGTTGATAGTGATACTACATGGGAGAATAGAAATAATTTTCTTTCAATACCTAATCATGTTATAGGTATATCTAAAGTATTTGGTGTATCATCTAACTGGGTTCGTAATGATCTCTTTGGATTGAGTAACCAGTATTTCTTGATGGATATATTCTCATTCTCATCTGGATTTGCTTTTGGTAATTTTGATATGACGAATTACTATATGATTCGCCAGTACTTTGAGACTCTAGATATGGTTGTCAACACTGGTGCTTTAGTGGAGTATAGATGGAATCAAAGACAAGATAAATTATTTTTAGATATAGATCCTTCAAAGGTTGTAGAAGGAAACTACCTTCTTATAGATTGTTATAGGGCATTAGATCCTATGGAATACACACAAGTCTATAATGATAGATGGCTTAAGAAATACATTCCTGCTTTAATTAAAAGACAGTGGGGTCAGAACTTAATCAAGTTCCAAGGAGTACAACTTCCTGGTGGTGTTTCTCTTAATGGAGAGAAGATTTTTTCTGATGCAGAGAAAGAAATTGCTATGATACTAGCAGAAGGTAAAGATCAATATGAACTTCCTGCTATGGATATGATAGGATGAAGAGTATATATTTTCCACAGCACGGTGGTGTATCAACCGAGCAGAACTTAATACAAAGTTTAATTGACGAACAGATTAAACTTTTCGGAACAGATGTTTATTATCTTCCTAGGTCAAGTGTTAAGGATATGACCCTAGATGATATAAAGTATTCTGAATTTAAAACCCAGTGGATGATTGAGATGTTCCTCATTAACGTAGAGGGATTTGGATCACCTTCAGAATTTATTAGTAAGTTTGGTTTAAGAGTAACTGATGAGATACAATTTGTTGTATCCAAAAATAGATGGAGTCAAATATTTAATAACTTTGCTGATATAACAGAGGTTGATGGTAGACCCAATGAAGGAGATTTATTATACTATCCACTAACAGAAGATTTGTATGAGATTAAGTTTGTAGAAAGAGAAGCACCTTTCTATCAATTAGGTAAAACATATGTTTACCAGATGACTGCCGAGATCTATGAAATGGGTGATGATAAATTTGAGACTGGTGTTCCTGGGATTGATGATATTGAAGAGATCTTTAGTCCATCAATTTCTATCCAAATGGATGTTGCTGGTACAGGTGATTACTCATTAAGTGAGACTGTCACTGGATCTGTCACTGGAGTTACTGCTGAAGTATCTTACTGGGATAGGAATTTACATGTACTTACACTCATTAATAGAACTGGTAATTTCAATGCTGGTGAGACTTTAACTGGATCTGAATCTGGTACAGTTAGAGAGATTACATCTATAGATAACTTAACAATGGAAACAAGTGCGTATAGCGATAATAAATACATAGAGACCGAAGGTAATGATCTTGTTGATTGGGGTGAGGTTAATCCATTTGGTGAAGCAGGAAATATATCTGGTGACTGGTAATGTTAGGACCACATTTTTATAACGAAGCAATACGTAAAACCGTTGTTGCTTTCGGTACATTATTCAATAATATTGAAACAAGAAAGTATGATAATACTGGTGCTGTATTAGAGGCAGAGAAAGTACCTCTTGCATATGGACCACAGAATAAATTCTTAACACGTTTGGAACAAAACCCAAGTGTGGACAAGAAAGTTGCTATTACATTACCAAGACTTTATTTTGAAATGTCTGGTATTACATATGATTCTACTAGAAAAATTGCACCGACACAAAAGTATAGAACTATAGCAGGAGTTGGTGAAGAGAATGAAGTACGGATGCAGTATGTACCAGTTCCATATAACATGGAATTTGAATTAGGTATCATTGCAAAGTCACAAGACACAGGACTTCAGATACTAGAACAGATATTACCTTACTTCCAACCAAATTTTAATGTAACACTTAATTTCATTCCTGATATGAATGAGAAAAAAGATGTTTCTATTATTCTTAATAACATAAATTATGCTGATGACTGGGATGATAATTTCCTAGACAGAAGAAGTATTGTATGGACAATGAGTTTCACTGCAAGGTCATACATATACGGACCATTCAACAAGTCAGATGTTATCAAGAAAGCAATTGTATACGAATCAACTGGAGATAAGAATCAAGGTAAGCGTCAAACCAAGATGACTTATTCACCTAAAGCAACTACTGATAAGAATGCTGATGGTGTAATCGATACAGCAGATGACGCATTAGTAATTTCATCAGACGACTTTGGATTTAATGAAGGAATTGAATTATTATGACAGATAAAATAGATAATAAGATGGCCAAGAATATGGAAGATGTTTTCGATATCGAGGTCTCAAGTACTCCTGAAAATGGATGTACTACTAGAAAGAAACAGTTACGTGATGTTTCTACTGACAGTAAAGATGATTATGAATATACTAGAGGAGAACTTTATAGTCTCATAGATCAAGGACAAGAAGCAGTTCGTGGTGCATTAGAAGTAGCACAAGAGAGTGGTCACCCTAGAGCATTTGAAGTTGCTACTAACGCAATGAAACAGGTTGCTGACATGACAGATAAGTTAATTGACCTGCAAGGAAAGATGAAAAAATTGGATGAACCAACAGCAGGTGCTGCACCCAAAACAGTTAACAACACTATGTTCTTGGGTAGTACAGCAGACCTACAGAAGATGCTTAAGGAGATGGGTAAGAAGAAGGATTAGGGTTCCCACACAATGGTAGTAGTTTATACTTAATTGGTGTACTATATAATTACGTACTGGAGTTGAAAGATCATGTCCCACTACACTGTCGGTTATCACGACACACAAAGGAATCCCGTAGAAATTTGTGAGTATGCAGAAGATGCATACCATGCAATGCAGCAAGCAAAAGAGGATGTGCCATTTTTAGATGGTCATCCTCATTTTTTTGACTACTGTTTGAAAGAATCATGAAGCACGAAATAATGTGGTGGATGAGCCGTCTCACCATCATGGGAACATCTTTAAGTTTATCAGTCTGGTTAGCAGCACAAGCATATGCCTAATATTTCTGATAGAGAATGTATCTACCGTTCTCTAGAAAATTGCGAAGACCTTGCTGGACTTGATAGGAAACAAGTGCAACGTCTTATGAAAGAGTTTGAGGTTGAACGATCAGTAAAAGTTATACAATCGGAGTACCCTCCGTTATAGGGTTAAATAATAATAGTAATAAGAATACTTTATGCTATCAACACAATATCGTTTACGGTTAACCGAAATCTGTAAAGACATAGGTTCTGGAGTTGAAGTTAGTTTAGAAGATATGATATGGGCAGAGAAATTATCCAAGGCAAACACTGCTGCTAGAGGTATGCTAAATACTGCAAGAAGAATCGCTACAGACCCTACAGATTCTTTTCTGAATGAGTTGAACATTGGAGACCCCGATTCAACTCATCATCGTAGGGGTTTCGCAGATCCACAAGATGTGGTAGACTGGTT